GATGGTTTGAAAGATGACCAAGATGCTTTAAATGAATTCTATCGTCAGTTTCCTAGAACAGAGGAACACGCGTTTAGGGATGAGACTGGTAATAGTTTATTCAACCTTGTTAAAATATATGAACAAATAGATTTTAATGATGGCAATAGAAATACATCAGTTTTAACAAAAGGTAATTTTCAATGGTTAAGTGGAGTTAAAGACACTAGTGTTACTTTTAATCCAGATCCTAATGGAAGATTTAATATTAGTTGGATACCAAACTCAAATATGCAAAATAAAATCATTATGAAAAACGGAGCTAAGCACCCGGGTAATGCACATATGGGAGCATTTGGCTGTGACTCATACGATATATCAGGAACGGTAGATGGGAGAGGATCAAAAGGAGCTTTACATGGATTAACTAAGTTTTCTATGGAAGATGCTCCAGCTAACACATTCTTTTTAGAATACATAGCAAGGCCGCAAACGGCTGATATATTTTTTGAAGATGTACTAATGGCATTAGTATTTTATGGTATGCCATTATTAGCAGAGAATAATAAACCTAGACTTTTATATTATCTTAGAAGAAGAGGGTATAGAGGCTTTAGTATGAATAGACCGGATAAGGTTTGGAACAAATTGTCAATTGCTGAAAAGGAAGTTGGAGGAATACCAAACACAAGTGAGGATATTAAACAAGCTCATGCGGCAGCAATTGAAATGTATATTAACGATCACGTTGGGTTAACGGAAGAGGGTGTTTATGGAGGTATGTATTTTAACTCTACTTTAAATGATTGGGCTAAATTTGATATAACAAAAAGAACAAAGTATGATGCTTCAATAAGTTCTGGTTTAGCAATAATGGCTTGCAATAGACATTTGTATAGATCAAATCCAGATAGAGAAAAAACACCATTAAACCTTAATATATCAAAATATAATAATCAAGGATTTTCATCAAGAATAATAAAACAACAAACATGAGAGATACTTTTGCAAATTTTCCATCACAAGCAGTAAGTGATAAAGAGAAGCTCAGTGAAGAATATGGCTTAGAGGTAGCTAAAGCTATTAAGCAAGAATGGTTTTCTGATAATATAGGTAAATATGCTAGCAACTTAACTAATTTTCATAAATTAAGATTATACGCTCGAGGAGAACAGTCAATAGATAAATATAAAAATGAATTATCTATTAATGGTGATTTATCTTACTTGAATTTAGATTGGAAACCAGTACCTATTATTCCTAAGTTTGTAGATATAGTTGTAAATGGTATGGCTAATAGATCTTATGAGATAAATTGTTATTCACAAGATCAGTATGGAGTTAGCAAGAGAACCGATCATATGGAATCCATATTAAAAGATATGAAGGCTAAAACCTATAATGATTTAGTTAAAGGTCTTTTTCAAATGGATTTATATGAAAATGATAGAGAGACTTTACCAGATAGTGAAGAGGAGTTACAACTCCACATGCAGTTGAATTATAAGCAAGCTGTTGAAATAGCTGAAGAACAAGCTTTAAATGTTTTGTTTGATGGTAGTGATTATGATTTAGTTAGAAGAAGAACTCTGTACGATATAGCTACTATAGGTATAGGTGCCACTAAAACTACATTTGATTGGAGCGATGGAGCTAGAGTTGAATATGTTGATCCAGCTAATTTAGTTTACTCTCATACCGATTCTCCATACTTTGAAGACATATATTATGTTGGAGAAATAAAAGAGATACCAATAAACGAATTAGTTAAACAATTTCCAGAGTTAACAGAAAGCGAGATAGAGGATATAGTCGAAAAGAGTCACGACCCACTGTATCACAAACCTGGTAGAGATCACAATAAGGTGCACGTTTTATATTTTAATTATAAAACTCATTCTAATAATGTTTATAAATTAAAGAAAACTGGAAGTGGAGCTGAAAAGATATTAGAAAAAGATGAAAGTTTTAACCCACCAGAGGAAAAACAAAAAGAGGGTGATTTTGAGAGATTGGAAAGAGTAGTTGAGTGTTTGTACGAGGGAGTATTCGCTATAGGTTCTGATAAATTACTAAAATGGAGAATGATGCCTAATATGATGAGGACACAATCCAATTTTAGTAAAGTAAAAATGAATTACCAAATAGTAGCTCCTAGAATGTATGAAGGAAGAATAGAATCTTTAGTTGGTAGAGTTACAGGTTTTGCGGACATGATTCAGTTGACTCACTTGAAGTTACAACAGGTGATGGCTAGAATGGTACCAGACGGTGTCTACCTAGATGCTGATGGTTTAGCTGAGATTGATTTAGGTAATGGAACAAACTACAATCCACAAGAAGCTTTAAACATGTTCTTCCAAACAGGTAGTGTTATTGGTAGAAGTTTTACGTCAGAGGGTGACATGAATCCTGGTAAAATACCAATTCAACAAATACAGAATGGAGCTGGTGGAAATAAAATACAAAGTTTAATTCAAACTTATAATTATTATCTACAGATGATAAGGGATGTAACCGGATTAAACGAAGCTAGAGATGCTGCTCAACCTGATCCGAACGCTTTAGTTGGTGTTCAAAAAATGGCTGCTGCTAACTCTAATACAGCGACAAGACATATATTACAATCTATGTTATTTTTAACAGCTGAAGCTGCTGAATGTTTATCTTTAAGAATTGCAGATATAATAGAGTATTCCCCAACTCGTGACGCTTTTATACAAGCTATAGGTTCTCACAATGTCGCTTCTTTAAAAGAAATGTCTGAGTTACATTTGTATGATTTTGGTATATTTATAGAACTAATGCCAGATGAGGAAGAGAAAGCTGTGTTGGAACAAAATATACAAGTAGCTTTAGGTCAAAAACTAATAGACTTAGATGATGCTATAGATCTTAGAGATGTTAGAAATACTAAGTTGGCTAATCAACTTCTTAAAGTTAAAAGAAAAAAGAAGATGATGAGAGACCAAGCTTTAGCTCAACAAAACATGGAATCACAAGCTCAAGCTAATGCTCAGCAACAACAAGCAGCGGCTGAAGCAGAAATGCAAAAAACTGATGCTAAATTAGCAGGTGAAACGCAATTAGAGCAAATGAAAAACAATTTAAAAATACAATACCTGAAAGAAGAAGTAAAGAGTAAAAAGGAATTAATGGCATTTGAATTTGATTTGAATTCTAAAATAAAAGAAACAGAAAACGAAAATGCTAATATGATGGAGAATATGAGGGAGGATAGAAAAGATGTGAGAGCTGAAAAAGATGCAGAACATAAAAAGGATATAGCTAGCGCTAAAAATCCGGCTAATTCCGTTAAAAGATTCGAGTCATCAGGTAATGATATAATTACGGGAGGAGCGAGTATTGATCGTTTCTAACAATTTTTAATATTTTATAAAATTTTATTATGGCAGAAGAAAAAGAAAACAAAGTCGAAGAGACTAAGGTTGAGGAACCTAAAAATCCAACGGTAACAAAAGTTGATTTAAAGCAAAAAGCTAAAGATCTAACTAGTAATATAACTAAAGTTGATTTAAACAATCCACCAAAATCATCTGAAGAGGAAGTGGAGGAATCTAAAGAAGATGATGTTATTGTTGTTAACGAGGAACCCAAAGAAACTGAGGAGGTTGTTGAGGAAAAAACTGAAGAAAAAGAAGAAACCCCAGTTATTCAAGAGGTTACAGACGAGGAGGTAGTTAAAGTTGATATACCTAAGGTTGAAACAGAAACACCTTATAAGTTACCAGAAAAATTACAGAAAGTTGCTGATTTTATGAAAGAGACAGGAGGTGATCTCAACGATTATGTAAAATTAAACAGAGACATATCTAACATGGACGACTCTGATGTTTTAGATGAATATTATAGAGAAACTAAATCTCATCTAACACCAGAAGAAAGAAGTTTTCTACTAGAAGACAACTTTGGTTTTGACGAAGAAGTTGATGATGCAAAGGATATACGTAAAAAGAAAATAGCCCTCAAAGAGCAGGTTGCCGAGGCTAGAGCCCACTTAGACAGGCAAAAGTCTAAATACTATGAAGAAATTAAAGCTGGAGGTGATCTAACAGAAGATCAAAAGAAAGCAATTGATTTCTTTAATAGATACAACAAGGAGAATGAACAACAGAAGAATATAGCAAGTAAAAGTAAAGAATCATTTTTAAAGAAGACTGACGACGTTTTTAGTGAAGATTTCAAAGGTTTTGATTATCAAATTGGAGACAAAAAGTTCAGATTCAATGTTAAAGATGTGGAAGATACTAAGAGTACTCAAAGTGACATTAATAATTTCGTTAATAAGTTTGTTGATGATGATAATGTTACGATAAAGGACGCTAAGGGTTATCATAAATCTTTATTTACAGCTATGAATGCCGATGCTATTGCTAAGCATTTTTATGAGCAAGGAAAATCTGATGCGATTAAAGATACTATAGCTAACGATAAAAACATAGATATGAATCCACGTCAAACACATGGCGAGGTTAATGTTGATGGTATTAAAGTTAAAGCGTTAGGCGATTCTGCTAGTGATTTCAAATTTAAAATTAGAAAGAAAAAATAACTTAAAAAAAATTTAAATTATGGCAATTAATCCCGGACCTAGTTTGAATAGTGTCGCTGCTCCACAACAGCAAGCGTTACAATCAAACTATATCGATTTTACGAGTACAACCACAAGTGGTTGGGCTCAACAATACCTGCCTGACTTAATGGAAAAGGAAGCTGAAGTTTTCGGTCAACGAACGATCTCAGGTTTCTTGGAAAAAGTTGGAGCGGAAGAGGCTATGACATCAGATCAAGTAATTTGGTCTGAGCAAGGTAGACTACACTTATCATATATATGTAAAGTGGCATCTGGTAAAGTAGTAATACAAGGTGACATCGACAAAGCGTTGTATAATACTACTGGTATCTCAAGTGCGACAGGTGGTGGACATGGTGTTAGAGTTAATGACACTATAATCATCGCAAATGCTGAGCAAGTTATTAGAGCTATGGTTACAGTTGTTGCAACTGATACTCTTACCGTAGCACCTTATAGTGGTACATTAACTGATAATGCTACTACTCAAGCTAATGACTCAACAACTATATTAGTTTATGGTTCTGAGTACGGTAAAGCTACTAAATATGATGATGCAGCAGGTAATCATAGTGTTAATGAATCAAGAGGTGCTAACGAACCTGACTTTAAAACGTTCTCTAACAAGCCAATTATCATGAAAGATTATTACGAGATATCTGGATCTGATACTGGTAGAATTGGATGGGTTGAAGTAAGTGGTGAGAAAGGACAAAGTGGTTATTACTGGTATTTAAAAGCTGAAGCTGACACAAGAGCTAGATTTAATGATTATTTAGAAATGGCAATGCTTGAATCAGAGAAAACAGCTTACGATGGTACTGGTACTACTATTGATTCTGAAATAGGTCACGGTGGTGGTGCTGTTGGTACTCAAGGTTTATTTTCAGCTATTGAAGATAGAGGTAACGTAACAACAGGTGTAACAGGTGTTAACGCTGCTACTGACTTAGCTGAGTTCGATGCTATATTAGCTGAATTTGACAAGCAAGGTGCTATTGAAGAATACATGATGTTTGTTAATCGTTCAACTAGTTTAGCGATGGACGACATGCTTGCTTCTATGAATTCTTACGGAGCTGGAGGTACTTCTTACGGGGTATTTGACAATGACGAAGATATGGCATTAAATTTAGGTTTCTCAGGATTTAGAAGAGGTTCTTATGACTTCTACAAATCTGATTTCAGATACTTAAATGATAAAGCTACAAGAGGTGGTATCAACGCGGCAGCAGCTGCAGGTAGCGCTATTAGAGGTGTTATGATTCCAGCTGGTACTTCTACTGTGTATGACCAGTCTTTAGGTAAAAACTTAAAAAGACCATTCTTACACGTTAGATACAAAGCTTCTAAAACAGATAATAGAAAGATGAAGACTTGGACTACTGGTTCAGTTGGAGCTGCTACATCTGCATTAGATGCAATGCAAATCCACTTCTTATCAGAAAGATGTTTGATCACACAAGGTGCAAACAACTTTATGTTAATGAAGTAAGATTGTTTATTTATAAGGGCGGTCTAGTATCGCCCTTATATTTTTTTTAATTTATATTATATTATATTATGGCAAAGAAAAAGAAAGTTGCAACTAAGGTTAAAGAACCTGTAGTTGAAGAAACAGTGGTTGTAGAAGAGCAACCGGTTATTAAAGAGCAACCAAAAGTTAAAATTCCTAAAATAGAACCTAAAGACTTGGAACCCAAGTGGGAGATTAAAGATAGGGTTTACTATTTAAAAGGAAACAAAAAACCGTTAACATATTCTATTAGATCATCTAATATATATCATTTTGACGAAGAGAAAGGATACGAAAGAGAATTGAAGTATTGTCAAAATCAAAAAACTCCATTTGTTGACGAAATGCAAGGTGACCAAAGACTAGAGCATATAGTGTTTCAAAATGGAGCATTATTTGTTAGAAAAGAAAAGGTTACTTTACAGAAACTACTATCCTTATATCACCCTCATAGAGATAAATTATTTTATGAATATCAACCAGTTAAGGTTGCAGAAAATCAATTAGACTGGTTAGAGTTTGAAATTGAGGCTTTAAAAATAGCTAAAGATGTTGATATTGATATGGCTGAAGCTATTATGAGAGCAGAGGTTGGATCTGAGGTTAATAAGATGGGTTCTAAGGAGCTTAGAAGAGATTTGATACTATTCGCTAGAAATAATCCTAAGTTATTCTTAGAATTAGTGGCTGATGAAAACGTGATGCTTAGAAACTTTGGTATTAGAGCTGTTGAGTTAAATATAATTAACTTATCTGAAGACCAAAGAACATTTACTTGGAGTTCTAATAATAGAAAATTAATGAACGTTCCATTTGATGAACATCCATACTCAGCATTAGCCGCTTGGTTTAAAACCGATGAAGGTATGGAGATATATAGAAATATAGAAAAAAGATTAAATAAATAATCTATTTTATATAACGTAGAGATAGCCACCCACTAGGAGTGGCTATTTTTATTTAGATGCTAACCTTTCTCGTTATTATGTAACTATATTATAGTAAAATATTATATTATGAGTAAATCAAAAGGTTTGGGGGATTCGGTGGAAAAATTTACTAAAGCCACTGGATTAAAAACATTAATGGAAATCTCAATGGAAAGCTTTGGAGTTAAGAAAAAAGACTGCGGGTGTAACAAACGTAAGAAGTGGTTAAACGAGCAATTTCCTTATAACAATAAATAGAATGATAAATATAGACAATGTATATCAAAAGGTTTTAGCTTTAGCTAGTAAAGAGCAGAGAGGTTATATAACACCTCAAGAATATAATCTTTTTGTTAATAAAGCTCAAAATGAAATCTTTGAAGACTACTTTCATAATTTCAAAACAGCTGAAATGAAACCAAAATCACATCTTCAATATGCTGATGAAATAGAATTACTAGAACACAAGTTACATCCATTTAGAATGTATAAAACTATTGATTTGTCAACTAGTGATCAAATAGTAGGTTTAAATGAGATGGGGGAAAATGTTGGTGATGAAGTATATTACATAGACAGCATTAGATTAAAAACAGTTACAAACAACTCTTCTTTTAACACAAATAGTCACCCTGAAATAGCACCTATGTCAAAAGGAGACTTTTTATCATCACAAGTGCATCCATTAACAAAAGCAACCGTAAATAGACCGACTTACGAACGTATTGGTAGTAATGCTATAAAAGTATGGCCAGGCCCAGTTAATGTGTCGGAGACATGGGGTATAACGGTTGATTCATTTAGAAAACCAAGAACAGCTAAATGGGGCTATGTTGTTGTTAATGGTAAAGCCATGTATAATAATAACACGCTATATAGTACTGATATAGAGCTACACTCTTCAGAGGAAGAATTAATAGTAGCTAAAGTATTACAGTTAGCTGGTGTTGCTATTTTAAAACAAGAACTCATTCAGATGGGTGGTGGTATGGAAGGAGCTATTAAACAAAGTAAAGACGATTAATTATGGGGTTATTAGAACAAAGTCAATTTACATATTATTCAACTCCTAGTGAATACGGGAATTATCAATTTGTAACATTAGATAATATAATAAATGCTTTCATGTTAGCTTATACTGGTGAAGGTAAGTTGATAACAAAAGTGAATAGAACTGATGTTCAATTTCACGCTATGCGTGCTATACAAGAATTATCTTATGATGTTCTTAGAGCTATAAAAACTCAAGAAATAGAAGTACCAAATACTTTAAAAATGATACTGCCACAAGATTATGTTAATTACGTGAAGATTTCTAAAGTTGATACAGCTGGTACAGAACTTAATTTATACGCAACTGGTAAAACCTCAAATCCATTTGCTATAGATCAGCAAACTGACGGTTCTTATACTTACAATAGTGATAATGATAAAAGAAGGTTTACGGTACGAATTCCTGAAAACCCAGAGACTAGCATTAATGATGGAGATTTCTTGTACATACCATATATAGCTTTATCAGATTCACCTGGGTATATGGGTAATCCCGTTATGCAAAAAGCACATTTTGTATTTGAAACCGCGGGTGGTTTCGCTGGTAATGGTCCTTATCCAGTAGATAGTGATTGGCCTAGATTTGGTATTCAAATTAACCCAGGAGATACACACGTAGATGTGGCTACTAAATTAGCGAATAAATTTACAGACTTTGGTCATCATACTGTCATTTCAAATGTAAATGGTCTTTTAACAGTAGAATACAGTGATGGGTATACACATGGAGGTGGTACTGCTACAACCCCTAACTCCATGGATACAGAGGGTGCTTACACAGAAAATACCAATCCCGCATCAGGTGGTGCCAACGGTACTAATATAGTTATAACAATACCTAACGCTGGTGGTGCAGCTAGTAGTGGTGTTTTAAATGAACAATCAGGGGGTAGTGATTCTTCTCAAAACTTTCAAAATATTGAATCACAAACTCAAGATATTACTTCAAGTGACGCCTCTGATATCGAACTAGACTATAGAGGTAGAAGATATGGTTTAGACCCTCAATATGCTCACAGGCACGGTTCTTTCTATATAGATTACCTTAGAGGCTATATTCATTTTAGTTCTGCTTTAGTTGGTCAAACTATTGTATTAAAATATATAAGTGATGGACTTGGAACAGATGAAGAAATGGTTGTGCATAAATTCTGTGAAGAAGCTATTTACAAATGGATAGCTTATGGTATTGTTTCAACTAGATCAAATATACCTGATTCTATAATTGCTAGATTTAAAATGGAGAAGTTCGCAGAAACTAGAAAAGCAAAGATTAGATTATCTAATATTAAGATAGAAGAATTCACCCAAATATTAAGAGGTATGGGTAAACAAATAAAATAGTATTATGCCAGAAATTAAACACGATTTTTCTGCCGGTAAAATGAACAAAGATCTCGATGAGAGAATTGTTCCCAACGGTCAATATAGACACGCTGTAAATGTACAGATTAGAACAACTAGTTCTGATGGCTCGCAAGGTAATGCTGGTACAGTTCAAAACCTACAAGGTAATAGAGAGATTAAACCTGCATCAGGTTTAAGTGGGATTAGCTTTGAAAAAGAATATGCTAACAATATTGATTTTGAAGGAGTAAATGAAAGTAGATTTGTAGGTAGTGTTTTAAATGAAAAAGAAAACACAATGTATGCTTTTTTAGCTGGACCAAATATAGATTCTATTTTACCATCTCTATCCAATTCTCCATCAGCTATAACGCAACCAAAGATAATCTATGACCACATAATAAAAGTCACTTCTGAAAACACACCTACATACTCTCCTGTTTTTAATGACCTACATGCTTATATAGACACAGGAGTTAATGTAATTGACTCTAATATCGCGAACACTACTCTTGGTGCTGGTTGGAAAGATTTACCGGTTAACTTAGGTATTGTAGATACACTAGCCGGTGGTTATGTTAGACCAGGCATGCTTGTTACTTTTTATAATTCTTCTGGAGAAAAATTAATAGAGGATTCAGAAGTATGGGTCGCAAGAAATGCTGTGGGAGGTAACTATATATCATTTTATGACGAACAAGAAAGTTTAGTATTAAGTGATGTAAGTTACATTTCTTTTATAGCACCTAGAGTTTTGAGATTTAATAATAAATCACTAATAACCGGTATAAATATTATAGATGATTTATTGTTTTGGACAGATAACAAAGGAGAACCTAAAAAAATAAATATAAAAAGATCTATAGCTGGTACACCAGATTTTAAAAATCATACTAAGCTAAAATTATCAAATCCAAACGATAGAGATGAACTCTGGGATTTTGTTCAAACAGATGACCTTGCTCAACCTTTTCACGAAAAACCAACATCACCTTCTGTTAATAATTATGTAAAAGAAGAACATATAACTGTTATAAGAAAAGCTCCATTGGTGGCTCCATCTATAGAAATGAAAGATACCGATAGATCGGGAGAAGTATTAGTTAATGGTTTTATGTTTGATTTTGCCACATATAATGATGATAATTCTTCTATAAGTGTAGGGCAGGTATTTTCTATTCCTCATGCTTTGGATTTAGATGGTAACGCTAGTACTTATTCTAACGAAACCACTTCAGAATCAAATGATCCAACTATATTTAATAATCTAAACGTTAAAGAAGGTGATATAATTAAAATAACAGAAGAGACAGATGACTTTGATAGTTATTTAAGATGTTTAGTAACTAGTGTTGTGATTAATGATGATGGGTACAAAATAATATCATTAGAAGTATTATCTATAAATAAAACTTTACAGCAAACGCAGTATAACACGACTGGTGATACACCAACACCAATAATAGCAGGATCTGGATTTTGGCAATTAGAACTAGAACAACCTGATCCTTATTTCGAATTAAAATTTGGTAGATTTGGGTGTAGATATAAATATGAAGATGGTGAGTATTCTAATTATGGACCTTGGTCTGAGATAGTTTTTTTACCCGGCGCTTTTGATTTAGACCACAAGAGGGGTTACAATGTTGGTATGGCTAACAACACTAGAAGTATAAAAATAAAAGATTTTATACCACATCAAAGAGTTAAACCTAATGATATGGTAGCCGTTGATATACTATATAAAAACACTGAATCTCCAAATGTTTATGTTGTTAAAACTATAACTAGAGGTAGAGATCCAGAGTGGGATCTTTTTACAGATGCAACAGCTGATGAGTTAAGTGATAAATATAAACAAGTATCACCGGGTTTATTAACTGGTGGTCCAACTTTTGGTGAACTATCTATAACATCAGAAATGATACATAAAGCTCTACCTGCTAATCAAACATTAAGAGCTTGGGACAACGTGCCATTAGTGGCTAAAGCTCAAGAAATAGCAGCTAATAGGCTTGTTTATGGTAATTTTGAATTTGGTTATGAAATAAAAAATTCTCCAGGTTTAAAAAGAAAAAGAAAAAATAGACGTAAAGAAAATGAGAACGGACAATGGGTAACTACTTTTTATGATTCTGATAACGTTTATAGCATGCAAGAACCTGGTAAATCTCTAAAATCAATGAGAGATTATACTATTGGTATGGTTTTTGGAGATAAATATGGTAGAGAAACACCAATCATATCACCTGGTTATGTAGAAGAACTTATATCTGGTAATCAAACTAGATTTAACATAATAGATCCTAATCTAAATATATCAAAAGAAAATGCTCCAAATGCTAATCAGTTAGTTTTAGAACAACTATGGGGACAAGATTATGATAGTATTCCAGATGATTGGATATCTTATGTAAAGTATTATATAAAAGAAACAACCAACGAATATTATAATATAGTAATGGATCGCTGGTATGAAGCTGAAGATGGTAACATATGGATATCATTTGCTTCTGCAGATAGAAATAAAATAACTGAGGAAACATATTTAATCTTAAAGAATGAACATGGTTATAATACACCTGTTTTAGAAAAAGCTAGATACAAGGTTTTAGCTATAGAAAACGAAGCTCCAGATTTTGTAAAAAGAGCTTATAAAAATATGGGTAGAGTTGAGATATCTGGACCTACTAATATATATTCATTAGAAGATTATATAATCGATGGATCCACTTATAATGATACTCTACAGATAGCACCTACAAAATTACAAGCGGGAACAAAGATAGCTATTGGAGCAGATGCGTGGGGTGGTTTTCTTGATGGTTATGATAATCCTGAAGGTGACTTAGAAATAAGAGTTGTTGGTGTTAGTGGTAATGAAGAATACTCTCAAGCGGACGGTTGGAGACTAGTAACGTATCATCATAAAAAAGAATGTGATCCAGAGGACGCTGAATGTGAAGACAATGGTGTTGGTGCTTTAAGATGGGATAAACCATTTGGATCAGGAGCTGATATGCAAGAAGCTCTTTCTACTATAGTTGGGCAAAA